CATCCACTCAATTATACATTCCTCGGCTGGTTTGTTTACAATTCAGCAGATGGGCCTACAAAAAGTATGGCTTTACAGGGAACTGATGCCTCTGATACTACTAATGCTTGGGCTAGTACTTCTCCTACAAGTACGCATTTTACTACTGGCTCTGGCGCTGCCCTAAACAGTTCAGGCGCTACTTATGTCGCCTACCTCTTTGCCAGTCTTGACGGTATTAGTAAAGTTGGTACCTACACAGGCACAGGTAGCACCATTAACGTTGACTGTGGATTCACTGCAGGTGCGCGGTTTGTGATGATCAAGCGCAGAGATAGTACTGGTGATTGGTACGTGTGGGATACAACTCGCGGCATTGTCAGCGGCAACGATCCCTATTTCCAATTTAATTCAAATGCTGCTCAAGTTACCAATACTGACTACATTGACCCGTTGAACGCCGGGTTTACAGTGACAGCATCAGGCCAAGGTGACATTAATGCAAATGGTGGCACCTACCTGTTCCTTGCCATCGCCTGATTATGGAAATCCGCAACCGCTCCACTGGTGCAATCACCACCATCAGCCAATTCAAGGCTGAGCATCCCACCACCAGCTTCCCCAAGCAGATCACAACCGCCATTCTTGACAGCTACGGCTACGACGCTGTGCTGAATGGAGCGGCGGCTGAAGTTACTGCTCCTTATGGCGTCAGCACCCGTGATGGTGTTGAGCAGATTGACGGTCAATGGTTCACTCGTTTTGTTGCTGGTCCGATCTTTACGGATACCACTGACGACGAAGGTAACGTCACCACTGCTGCTGACAACGAGGCTGCATACCGCGCCAAGGTTGATGCAGACGCTGAAACGTCAGTACGTGCAACACGCGATAAAAAGCTGACTGCTTCTGACTGGACGCAAATGACTGATAGCCCTTTGGCTTCTGACAAGAAAACTGAATGGGCCACTTATCGTCAGAGTCTGCGTGATCTGCCGACAGCCAGCGGTTTCCCTCATACGATGACTTGGCCTGAAGAGCCGTCCTGATGCAACGCCCTGATCCGATGATCGCCGCCAAGCCTGGCGCTGAGGACGTGCAAGCCATGGCGGCTAGAACGCTGTGGCTTGAGGAATTGTTCTTTCTTGACGGTCGTGATCAAATCAGCCATCCGCAGCATGGCCTGTTTACTGGCTTAGCTCTTAAGTATCAAAACTTGGAGTCAACTGACGGTTACTGATGGCTAAATCGTTAAACGGTGAAAGCTTTGTCCCAAGCCGTCCCAAAAAGACACGTCAAGGCAACGGTCAACACTCGAAGGCGTCCCATGGGCGCAAAAAATACAGGGGCCAAGGCAAGCGATGAGCGGTAAGCTGGAGTCGTTATAGTGTTTCCGGGGGGTTAGCCATGAGCATTGATCCTGGAACGTATAACTTCGCAGTCCAGCGCCGTGCTGATTGGAGCGTCTTGCTGCAATTTAAGGACAGCAACAATGATGCAATCAATCTGACTGGATCGACTGTTGCTGCTCAGGCATGGGACAAGGCCCGTACCAACAAATACGCGGACTTTGGGGTTGCCTATACAAGTCGGTCTAATGGGCAGGTGACGATAAGCCTGTCTGATACAGACACGACCTTGTTTCCAGACGAGCTGTACTACGACGTTTTGGTCACAGACAGTGCAGGCCGCAAGGACTATTACCTTGAGGGAGTCATCGTTGTTGAGGAGGGTTACACGACATGACAGCTGTCAACGTAACGAACGTCAAGAATAAAGTTGCGGTCACAACGGATGGAACGACAACGATCGTCACTGCAACAACTGCGGGGCCGCAAGGCCCTCCAGGCGATTTTGATTTAAACCAGTCCAGCAAGGTAGACAAATCGGTCATTTATTACGACCAATCAGCCGATACTTTTAAGGCTGATGCTGTTTACACTGCTGACACTCTTACGGATGGCGGGTCGTTTTAGACGCCCATCTCTTTACGCCTGGATGTTCCCACCATCCTTGAGTCATGTCTAACACTATTAGGATCAAACGCCGCGCTTCTGGCTCGGCTGGAGCGCCATCTTCGCTGGAAAATGCGGAACTTGCTTTTAACGAAGTAGGTGACGTTCTTTACTACGGTAAAGGCACAGGTGGCTCTGGCGGTTCTGCAACAACCGTTGAGGCCATTGCTGGTTCTGGTGCGTTTCTTGCACTTAGCGGAACGCAGACTGTTGCTGGCAGCAAGACGTATTCAGGCACCCTGATTGCGCCAACGCAAAGCAGTGGTGATAGCTCCACCAAGGTTGCAACCACCGCCTATGTGCAAGGCGAGATTGGTTCGTTCATCACCGGCAACCAGACAGTCACCCTAAGTGGGGATGCTTCTGGTTCTGGCACGACCAGTATTTCTGTAACGCTGGCAAACAGCGGTGTGTCTGCTGGAACGACTAGCGGCATCACTGTTGACGCCAAGGGTCGCATCACTGCAATTACTGGCCTGTCTGCTTCGGATATTCCGTCGCTGACTGCTGCCAAGATCAGTGATTTTGACACCACTGTTCAGGCAAACCGTCTCGACGAGATGGCTGCACCGACCAGTGCAGTTAGTTTCAACAGCCAAGAAATTACAGGCGTTGCAGACCCGACCTCTGCACAATCGGCTGCGACAAAAGCCTATGTCGATGCCGTAAAAACTGGCCTTGATGTCAAAGACAGCGTCAAAGTTGCGACGACTGGCAACATCACATTGTCTGGAACGCAGACGATTGACGGCGTTTCAGTTTCGGCTGATGAGCGCGTTCTGGTCAAAGACCAGACAGATGCCAGCGAAAACGGCATTTATGACTGTAAGTCTGGTGCTTGGGCACGTTCCAGCGACTTCGACTCCAACACCGAAGTTACATCTGGTGCGTTTACGTTCGTTGAGCAAGGCACTGTCAACGCAGATGCTGGCTTCGTTCTGACGACTGACGGTTCAATCACCGTTGGCACAACTGATCTGGCCTTTACCCAATTCTCGGGTGCTGGTGCGATTAGTGCTGGTGATGGTCTGTCGAAGAGCGGCACCACCATTTCTGCTGACCTTAAGGCCAACTCTGGTCTGGTTATCAGCAGCGGTGAGATTGCTCTTGATCTTGATGCTTCTGGTATCAGCGGTTCTCTTGGCATTGCCGATGGTGGTACTAACGCCACGTCTGCTGGTGACGCCAGAACCAACCTTGGCCTCGCCATCGGTTCTGATGTCCAAGCTCACGACGCCATCTTGGATGACGTTGCAGGTCTGACTCAGGCTGCAAACAAAGGTATTTTCTTTGATACCAACAGTTCTGCAGCCACGTTTGACCTGACTTCTGCAGGTCGGGCACTGCTTGATGACGCTGATGCTGCTGCTCAGCGAACCACCCTTGGGTTGGCAATCGGTACGAACGTACAGGCTGCAAACTCCAACCTTTCAGCCATTGCTGGCCTGACATCTGCCGCTGACAAGCTTGCATATTTCACAGGCTCTGGAACGGCTGCGGTTGCAGACCTGACCTCATTTGCCCGCACGCTGCTGGATGATGCTGACGCATCTACCGCCAGAAGCACCCTCGGTGTTGCAATCGGTAGCAACGTTCAGGCTTATTCAGCCCAGCTTGCTGCTTTTGCAGCTCTGGACGATAGCGATGGCAACTTCGTTGTCGGCAACGGATCTACATTCGTTGTTGAGTCTGGAGCGACTGCACGTACCAGCCTTGGCCTTGGTTCTATTGCAACTCAGGCTTCCAACAACGTGAGCATCACTGGTGGTTCTATCTCAGGCATAGAACTAGATGGGGGCACTTTCTAGATTGAACACATACAGCCTGCTGGGTAACACCAGCAGGTTTTTTTATGGACACTAATCAGAACCGTCCCATTGACCCTGCCAGTAATGTAGGCAGCGGAAACGTTTCCCCACTCTTCCATGATCAAACCATTCGCAATCGCTGTTTCTGGTGTTCTCGCTGGTTCAGCTGCTTGGGCAGGCCCCTTTGTGAACGTCGAGAATAATGCTGGCTTCACCGGATCGGATTTCGGTGGCTCCGTAACTGACATGCACGTTGGCTACGAAGGTGGTGATGGCGTTTATGGCTTCTACCTGCAAGGTGGTCCTGCTTACGTCCAGCCTGACGGTGATGCTGGTGAGTTTGAACTGTCCGGCAAGATTGGCGGCAGCGTTCAAGCCACTGAGCAGTTTGGTGCTTATGGCGAAATCAGCTTCATGACTGGTGACGATGATGCTTCTTACGGCACCAAAGTTGGCGTGAAGTACAGCTTCTGAGCTATAACAAGGCTGTTCTCACACAGGACAGCAATTCGCCCCCGTTTTGCAAATCTGCACGGGGGCTTTTTGTTGCCTAAACAGCTATGCAGAAGCTTTTCAACGTTCTATCCGTCGCATCTTTTGTGATGTCTGGAGCGATGGTTGCTGGAACGGTGGTGTTTTACACGCGCATCCCATCACTGACAAAACACTACATGGGTGAGCTGAAGACTGAGCTGACCAAGGTAATTGGCGAAATGATTCCTGGCAAGATTGACGAGGTGATGCCAGAAATGCCGACAGAGACTGGCTTGCCGATCAAGTCACCATTTTAGTGTTGGCCGTTGGATCGTCGTCATGAGCCTCTGGTCCGAAACCTTCAGCCTTGATTTTTGCCATATCAAGTTCTGGCGCGGGTGCTTTTGGTTTCTGGTCAAACGAAGCTAACCATTCTCGTAATGAGTCTCCTGTCGGAGTGCCTTTAGGCCATTTAACGTGGCGCAAGATCATCTTGTGATCTGTAAACAACCGAGACGACCTACCAGACAAAACTGTGTAAGTGATTTCAGGCCCTTCGCGTCTACGGTTTCTTTCGATCCAAAGCTGACCAGCAACAAAGCGTTCACCCTTCATGCCAGAAATCCCTGAGATTGGTATTGGTGCGGTGCAAGTGCCGGAAATTCCGGCTTGGCGTGCCATGCCTCCACAGAGTATT